ATACGCCTTTGTCGCGTGACAGCTTGAAGTGTCCCTTCCACTTTGCAGGTGTGACGTAGTGGATCGGCATTGCATGCGCTGCCACTGCCATCTGCGTTGCGCCGTATGTCTCACCGAAACGAAACATTGACGACACGCCCTGCCCCCGCATAGCTGCCACCTGCTCTATGACTGCCGTGTGTGGCTCGTCACCTTCAGGTGTAAGCAAACTGTGCAGCCCGTGTAGGTTTAGCACTGTCTTGCCCTTGGCGTTCTTCAGCACAGGCATGTCGTGGACTTCCAGCCAGTGCGTTTCTGACTGATAGAATGCCACGGCCCCTGAGAAGCCTGGATCAATGCCAACATAAATCATGCTGCGTGTGCCTTTATGTGAATGCCGTTGGCCTTCAGGTAGAATGCCAATGCCTCTTCGGTTAAATCACGCAATGACTGCGTGTTGTTCTGCATTGTGTTGCGCTGCTCTTGCAGCCGCTTCATCGCATCAGCCAGCTCTGGTTTGATCCGATGGTTCCACTGTGCTTTGCTCTCTTTCATGTCGCCCCCGTGGTTGCTAGTATGTTTTAACAAATATAGCTAGCAAGTTTTTTTATCAAGAGTTAATTTTTTACTAGCAATGTTCTTGATAATTTGCTAGCAGAATAATATGTACGGTAACACACTAAGAGAATTTATATTGGCAATACACGGTATCGACATCGTGTGGCTGCCAACATCATCAGAAGAGGAGCCACCGTTTTGAAAACAGCAGACGAATTAAGAGCCGACATTGCATCTGAGGAGCGGTTTATCACCAAGCAGCGCGAGAAGATGGATCGCATGCGCAGCCTGGAAGCAGGCGTAAGATCGAGCAACATCAGCACTGATCTCGCAATGTTTGAAATATCAATTGAGAATGCAGAGGCACGTATCTCTGTTATGCAAACACAATTACGGAACATGAAGCATGGATAACTGGAACCCGATTGCAGGCATCGTACCAGTCTTGACTGAAGAGACATTAAAGAACCTAAAACAAAAACGCGCCGATGCATTTTATCGGCGTGACGAGCCAGAGGTTCGTAGGTTAGATAAGCAGATCGCAGAGTTGAAAGAATTAAGAGGCAAGAAAGGATAAGCTATGAAAGTAAATGTAGATATTGAAGCGTTAGAACGCAAAATTGCACTGCATTGGCACCTGAGACTTTTTGGAGGCGGTTTTACTGAGGATCGAGAATATCACAGGGGTTGCCTAGATGCATATTCGGACATTTTGTGCGGCTATCTTGGGATTACTGAGGCCAACGAAATCGTCGAACTTGAGGAAAAGTGCTATGAAAAATGGAAAGATGCGGGCGATCAGAAGGGACATGAGATCAACCAAGCATGGGATCAACACAACGCAGAGGCAAAACAATGACAATAGCAACAGCATGGGCCGCACTAGCCAAGCAGGAAAATGCTGCGTACCGCAAGAAGTGGGGTACAGGACTGCAACAACAAAAGCGCGAGCAGCCCAAGCCAAAGCAGAAGGGCAGACCGTTCGGCACATACAACCCAGAGCGGTTGGCTTTGATTGGTGAGATGGTTAGTGAAGGCTTCCGCACAGTGGACATAGCAAATGAGCTAGGCATATCTGAAAGCAGTGTGCGCTACTGGAAAGCCAAGTATTTTATGAAATGATAATCGTGTGGGGCGCGCTATGAGAGATGTCGGGATATAGCTGCTGGCTTGGACGCCGCGCCCCACGAAGCGCAATTTAGCAAAATACAAAGTGAGGACAAGATGAAATATAAAGTTTTGAGACCTATATACTTAACTAGCCGCAATCGAAAAAGCAAAAGCCCCCAACACTTTCGCATCAGAGGCCTCACGGCACTAGCGGGAAACTTGCTTCCGTTTCGTCAGCCAGTGGCCCTTGGTAGGGTCTTAATGCGGATGAAACCAGAGCCGCCACACCAATAATATAGGTAATCATTTGCCTTATGTCAAAGGTGGTAATCCCATCCCAGCTAAAACACGCGATAAATGAGGGCAAGTTAGCGCCACCCCTAAGTCATTGAAAATAAAGTCGGAATAGTTCTTAGCCGATATAAATGAGGGCAAGTCAGCGCCACCCAAAGATGCGTACCTATTTAAGACAAACAAAGAAGCTCAAGAAGTCGCAGAAAAGTTTAATGAGGCATTAGTAATGGAATTTTTTACAGCATTCTATATTGAATACGCAGTGAGGGGCATGGATATACAGTCGTATATACTGCTGCCCTCATATGAGGCATGTCAGATTATGATCCGCGACAATGAGGACATGGCAGAGTACATGTTTGCAGACGGTGATGTAGACATGTGGTGCATCAGGACTGACAAATTGTCGCAGTCTATACGGCCCAAGCTGCGTCCTAACCAATGACCTTTTGTGGTATGCTTTTAATTAGCCAACACAAGAGGAGCCGCCCTTGCCCTACAAGGACAAGGATCAGCGCGCACAACATGCGAAACGATACGGCGCTGACTGGTATCAGCGGAACCGTAAACTTACACTTGAGCGAACGAAAAGAAGAAAGAAGCAGAAGCGAAAAGAGTGGCATGATTTTAAGGCGGGTTTGTCCTGCCTTTTTTGTGGCTTCTCGCATCCTGCTGTTATAGATTTCCACCACCCAGAGAGTAAAGGTGAAACGAAAGTCAGCGCATACGCGCAGAAAGGGCAGTGGAAACGCGCATATGAAGAAGCCAGTAAGTGCCAGCCCTTATGCGCAAACTGCCACCGCATACACCACTACAACGAAAGAGAGGGAGAAAAAGATGAGTGATCTGCCAGAGCATTTTGCCATTGCAAACAAAGTCGTTGAACGCGCCAAGCGCGGTCTGCCCCAGGATCGTTGGATGAGGGGCGACCACGAGATGTTGGCTTTGGTCAAAGCTTACATTGAATTGCAGAACGCCTGCATCAACATGCACAACGACATCATCCAACGCGGATCAGATGCAATGGATATTGACTAGGGGTTCTGCTTGTCTGGCGGTGACATCTCGCCCAAATCAGACCCGATCTGGCGCAGCATCAACTGCAACTCACGCCGTCTGTCGTCATCCTTCTTGGACAACCCGCCCTTTGGGATGTTGTTCATCAGCTTTTCGTACTCACGCTCCAGCTTGTTGAACTGGTTCATCAGCGACTTGCGCTTACCTTTATTTTCCATAACCGCCGCCATTCATCATTGACTTAGGTTTCTTTTTCTTGCCGTGCATATCTTCAACCTTTCTCATTGTTCCGTATACATACGCATCTTTGCGTTCACCTTTCAGGCCCATCTTACGCGCCCGAGCTTCTAGTGATCTATGCATTTCTTTAGGCATATTTGTCCTTCATCAGTAGTGCTTCAACAAAGATTGATAATTCGTTTGTACCAGATGATGACTTTGCCTCAAACTGGAAGTCAGACTTTGGCGCAATACGAAACGGTATCTGCCGATCAAACGTCTGCATGTTCTGCTGGAATGTCGCCTCTGCCACACGCAGAACGCGCCCAGTGCTGCTGTCCACTCGGTTTCGATATGTGATGTACTTGTTGCCTGTCACCGTCCCTGATGTCAGGGATATGCGGAATAAGTACAAAGAATGATCTGCTGGGACAGTGTAGATGCAAGCTTGCGTTGTCCCTAAAGTCGCTTCAATGTATGCGTATATCGTGCCGCCATTGCTGATCGTGATGTCACCAACATTTGATCCAGACAGAATTGTCGCACTATTAATCCGATAGAAAAGGTTTGTGGTTGTAACTGGCGTTGTGCCATTCAACTGCACAATCTCTGCAATGGTTTCATAGTTTGCATCAAGACCAGAGATAACGATTGTCATTGTGTCGGATGCGCTGGTTGACACGCAGCTCATTTGAACGGCTGCACTAGGGTGAACGTATTGCCCACCATCATTCCAAATGGTTTGGAAAGTTGTGCCAACAGTTCGACTAAACCCAAAGATATTAACAGGCACAACCTCTGGCATGCGCTCTGATGCAATCTCTAACAGCGCGTGTGGGCTGTCTACATCCTCGTGAAAGTATCCCATCAGGCGCTCTTCTTATTCTTGTTGATCATGGATATGCGCCGACCTTTGCGCACAGCTTCTTCTTTAGACGATGCACCCCAAGCCTTCAGCGACTTCAGCAGCGGCGTGTCTGTGCCGTCCTTGTTCTTTGTCGGCCCAGGCATCTTGCCCATGCGTTGCAGGAAGGCTGCCCGTCTGCCGCTGTTGCCTGTTCTTTCGGGTGGTGCTGACATGTTACGCCCTACTGTTCATCATTGATTTCTTTTTCGGCTTCTTTGCTGTTTTAGCAGCAGCCTTAAACGCCTCGGCAGTCGGCGCACCTTCGCTTCCAACCTTGCGCATCTTCTCGCCGCTTCCCGCCGCAATGCGCTCACGCTTTGCGTGGATGTTCGCATATAGTCCTCGTTTAGCCATGTCTTACACCATCAGTTCAAAGTGAGGGCCGTCGATAAACGGACGACGACCTTGCGAGCGGCGTAGGTCAATGTATGCATTCATAGCATCCTCGGCAGTGCCGTCCCAATCGCCAATGTTATCTATGTGCCAGGCTGCACCCCAGCGCACTTTGCAGCCTACCATGTTTGCGCCTTCTTTCATAGCGTCTGCCAGATCGTCGTACAGGTTTAGCTCCCACGATCCGCGTCCGTTGATGTAGGCCATCAGATCAACAGCCAAGCCATCCAAGTGCTTTGACTTCATGGTCTGCGATGCACCCTTGGCAACCAACTCTTTCTGCTGCTCTAATGTGCGCAATCCTTGGATCACACCAAAGTCTGTCTTTGTTGCAGTGATTGCATGCTTAACGACAGCAACCATGCGCTCGTCTACACCTTCCAGCCTGTCTAGGCTGCGCCGACTTAGTTTAAACTCGCTCATTATTTTCTCCCAAAGAATTTAGATACTGCTCGGATGCCAAGGCTGCTTGCAACGACAGCGCCCAAGCTGACTTGATACCAGTCTGGCATGTTGGCAAGTGCGGCAAAGCCATCGTCTAC